GATCCTTCTTCTATCTGTCCGAGTGCTTTGATCAGGTCATAGAATACCTCTTCATTGTCCCTGAGCTTTCCGTTCCCGTCCTCAAATTCCACATGCAGCTGTTTGAATGCCTCATACGCACTTCCGGATCCCTTCTGTGCTGCTGCCATGTTTTTGGTCAGCTTCGTCATGGACGAAGTCACCTTGCTGATGTCAACATCGACCAGATCCGACATGTAAGACAGTTCCTGCAGCTTATCTGTTGCCATGGACGTCTTGGATGCCAGCTCGAGAATCTCGTCAGCGTATGCAGGGCCTGCTGTCATGAGTTCCTTGAATCCATCCGCAGCCTTCCGGATCCCTTCAGCGATCAGCGATGCCAGAGCTCCCTTCAGAACGGTGAACCCTTCCTTCATCTTCCCGGTTGCTTCTGTTGCATTCTGTTCCTCTTTTGTCAGGTCCTTTGTTCCTTTTTCGGTCTCTTCCAGCTGATCTGTATATTTGTCCAGGTCTTTTTCCGTTGAGATGATCTCCCGCTGGAGGGCTGCGAGCTGCTTTTTCTGTTCTTCCGTCCCGCCATCTTCCATCTGCTTTTTCAGATCTTCTTCCGCTTTTTTCAGCAGATCCAGTTTTTCCCTGGTGTTTCCGATCTGCTTCTGCAGAGCTTCATGCTTCTGTGCCAGCAGTGTGACGTTCGTCGGATCCAGTTTCAGGAGCTTTTCAATGTCTCGGAGCTCTTTCTGAGTCGAATTGATCGCCGAATTTGCTTTCTTCAGTCCGTCATTGATTCCGCTCGCGTCTGCAGATAATTCAATTGTGATTCCTCTTACTTTTGCGCCTGCCATCTTATTCCTCAAAAAGCATCGATATCCTCCTGGTTAGCCAGTACCGGATAATCGTAATCATCATTTCCTCTTTCGATCAACAGATCCTGATACATCCCGATGCTGATCTCTTTCAGCTCTCCGATCGTCAGTCCGATCTGGAGCGCTCTCAGCAGATACAGTGCCGGCGTTGTCTTTCTGTCGATCACATGTCCTTTTTCTTTAGGGCGTTGACTGCTGCTCGTTTTCAGCCGCCCACAGGTCCACCATTTTCCCGGCTATTTCCGGTATATCGTATACATCAAATTGATCCAGCCATTCTCTCATCTCTGGAATGTCCGGATCTGCATGTTTTGCCATGCAGTATGCGAGTCGATATAGTGTTGTTACTTTGTCATACGGTACCGTACCGGTCTCTCCTGCGATCCGTATGATCTCATTCATCTCCGAAAAGATGTTTGCTCCAAATAACTCAGAGTAAAGGATCGGCGTGTATGCTGATGTTGCCATCTCCATTTCCTTATTTCCGATCCTGATCGTTGTTTTTGTCATTTTCCTTCTCCTTTTTTACTTCACTTTGCTGTGTTCTTGATTAGTTTTTGTGCAATATCGTTTCTGAATATGCTGAAAAGCGGAGCCTTTTCAGCTCCGCTTTTTCTGCTCCTTAACCTGTCGTCACGTTCGGCAATACGACTGCACTGAACCAGGATCCGGCCGTTGTCGTACTTGCATCCGCTGTTTTTACCTTTACCGGATGCTTGTTCGTCCCGACTGTGATCCGTGGATCCGGTTTGTTCGCGAAGGACAGCTTTTCGGTCAGTACCTCCACGCTCTCGCCGTTTGTCTTGCCCTCGATGGCCGTTCTGGATGCCTGGCAGTTGTACAGCCAGTAGTAATTATCCTTTGCGTCGCCATCGATCTGGAACCCGAGTGCAAACTTGATCACTTCCACATCATCCAGCTCTACCAGGTTGTTGTTCGAATCTTTGACTTCTCCCAGAACCTGCTGCCGGAAGGCTTCCGGAACAAGTGCACATTCAAGTTCGCCTTCATAGCCTTTGTTCACGTGATACTCATAGTATTCGATTCCGTCGGCATGGAAGACGTAATCATCACTCTGCGGGTTTGCCGTCAGGCTGACAGCTCCCGGCCATTCGCTGACCGTGCCTGCGTATCCGCCTGTGGTTGCCAGTGCCCAGTGCACGTTTTTCAGATTGAATTTGACTTTGTTCGGCATTTTTTACCCTCCAATCACTTCTACTTCGTATGTGTATCTCTGACAGTTTTCTGTTTCTTCCACGCTCTGATTTTTGTTCCAGAAGAACTGATCCAGCGCAGTTTCCAGTTTTTCCTCCGCCGTAATATCCTTTTCGGCAGTAAAAAGATCTACCTGCAGTCTCCGCACCTTTTTATATACCTTCCCGTCTCCTCCGAAGTTGTTGCTTCCTGTTTCCTGGTACGTGATAAATGGCATCTCAGGTGCCTGATTTGCCGGAAATGCGAGATATGCTACCGGGTATCCCGACGTTCTAAGTATTGTTGCAAATTCTGCAAGCGTCATTTCATCCTCCAAGTTTCTGCTTCAGCTTGTTTTCGAGAAAAGTCTCAGCGTCTTGCTCTGCATAGATCAGATGAGGATATGCCCGTGTTGTTCCGAGCACCTTGTTCCTCACCTTTTTCACATGCCCGTGTTCGAGCAGGTGTGCTATGCGATAATGTTTTGGTGAATGTACTACAACGTATGTGCCCCATGCGTTCTGCGATATGACTTTCATCTGCCACGATTTCAGATATTTTTTATCCGGAATCCCGGCTGCCACTCCGTTCGTCCGGATCGCTTGGACACATTTTTTCCCGGTTTCTTTTACGATATCCGGAATTGTCTCTTGGATCTCTTTTACATACAGATCCAGCTGATTCTGCACTGCATCCGCGAATGCGTTGCATTTTACGTGTCTGTCATACTTCCCCGCCACTGTGCAGGCCTCCCTTCGCCTCACAATAAAGCTCCAGCGTTTCATTCCGGCCGGCATAGGTCCGGTACACGCCGTACCTCTTGCCGTTGTACTCGACGATCTGCTCGTCTTCGTACTCGTTTCTGTTCATGACAAAAAGGAAGGCCGGATGTTCTATGCCGTTTCTGCCAGCGTTAAACCATTCCGTCTGTGTGATGCTTCTCACATCACAAAAAACCTCCCGGTTTTTGATGGTCCAGGTTCCTACTATTGCTTTCCCGGCGATTGCATGGCCCGCTGTGGCTCCAGCGTCCATGTCTTTAAATAGACCAAAATCATTCTGCTCCGGTTTCAGCTTTATTAAGTTGATCACGTCGCTTCGGTCCATCAGCTTTCCTCCCACACCGTATATCCGGATGTCATCATCAGTGTTGCTTTCTGCTCGTCATAGTCCGCCTTCAGTCGTTCCGGATTTTCCGGTTCTCCGAAGTTTGCCCGTACAAACGTCATGATGGCGCGCAGGATCAGTGGATCCAGCGGATCTTCGTTCAGCTGCGCCTCCTGAACTGCATTTCTTTTAAGCAAGTCCATGGCTGCCGCGTTGATCAGGTCTTTCACCTCTTCATCAAATGCGTTTGTTTTGAGCCGCAGTCTCAGTTTTGCTGCTGTGACCAGGTTATTCAGTGCTGTTTCTGTCATCTTTTTTCTCCTGTCAGAGAGAAGGCGCAGGTCTATGCCTGTGCCCACTGCTTTATTTCTTTTTTGCCTTTGCTTTCGGTTTTTCCTCTGCTTCCGGTTCTTTCTTTGGCTCTTTGATCTCTTCGATCAGGCCTCTTTCCACGGCTTTTTTGATTCGGTCTTCATCCGTCCAGTCCACCGTGTCTCCCGGCTGCATAAGCCTCAGTGTTTTTTCATCGTGAAATTGCAAAATAACTTTATACATCTTTCGCCTCCTCTTTCCGGCGCGCCATCATCTGATAGCTCTCGTAGAACCTCTCGTTGATCACCTGATATCCGACGTGCCCGAGCTTTATGGATGGATCACAGATGATCTTATATCCCAGTTCTCTTGCCCGCCAGCAAAATGACAGGTCCTCTCCTACGTTTGCGATCGGTGCGAACATGTTTCCAAATTCCAGCTGTACTTCTGCTAGAATGGATGTTTTCATCAGTACGCATCCGAATCCGCATCCTGCTACTTCAAACAGCTCTTCTGGAAGGTCCGTGTAGTCTTCCCACTCGCATCCTTTCTCTGTCATCTGCAGCTTTTTAAACAGTGTCGGCGAAAATGGTGGTACTCTTCTGAAATACAATCCGGTCAAGATGTCCAGATCGTTTTCTTCCAGTGTTTTTATCATATCCAGCATGATGTTCTGATTGAAAACCATGTCTGAATCCAGCCAAAGTGTATAGTCACTTTCCATTTCAACTGCTTTTACTGCCAGATTGTTTCTGCTTGTGTAGATGAGAGATCCCATCTGAAAAGCAACTGCTGCTTTGTTTTCTCCCTTCCGGATCATTGCCAGGCACTGTGCAAACGGTGCCGGCACCTGATCCATACAAGGGATTGCTATCATGATTGTTCTTTC